GAAAGATGTTTTGGTGATCATAGCCGACGCCAAGAGATGGACGGCACACTACACACAGAAGTTGGCGGCACAACTCAATGGCACATACGCAAACCAGGATCTGCTAGATCGGAAGAGCACACGTCTGAACTCCAGTCACCGATGTATCTCGTATGCCGTCTTCTGCTTGAAAAAAAAAAGAGCCCTTGCGCCTCTCACTTGGCTTGGATGGTGTCTGCGCTTGTGTACGCTTCTTGATCGCCTTAACCATCCTTGCGCCTCCTTGCTATCAGCTGCTCTGCTAGTGAGCTCACGCCACCACTACCACCGGAAGCGGCAACCCTCAACTGAGGTGATCTCTGTGCATCTTCAGGCAGATCCCCCGCTCCAAGTCGCGCTCTTATTGCTCGCTCTAGCTCATCATCAGGAGTGATTAACCCTGACTGAACAAGACCAGGGAGCATCTGCAAAGCGTCACCTAGATCATCAGTATCAAGTCCCGTGTGGGTGAGGCGAGGTAACTTAGATGGATCAATAGAGCCATAGTTCCAACGGATCAAGCGGCCTATGGTGCCACCACCACGACGATCAGGGCCACTCACTTGAGCGGCCACAAGGTCACAGAGGTTGATGGCTGCCCTCCTGAATACGCTCAGGTGAATCTCTCCAACTGAACGCGCGCCCGTTTCAGTGTTACCTAGATCAGCAAACTGAGCTAGGAACGCCGCGCTAATCTGCGAGTCACATTTGGTTATGATGTTAAGAGGTCCATCAGCGTACAGGTTAGGCTGAGCCGCATAGGTATCAAACTTAACAGCGCTATTCTCAACGAGGTAGCTCTGCTCAGCAGAGATGAACGCTTGAGCCTGTGCCTCTGCGTCATCAATCATCGCGTCTATGTCACCATCAGTTAAACCGATCTGCTCAGCTACAGCACGATCGACCACAACCTTTGGAGTAGGGACTGCCCAACGGTCGAGGCCGACACACATGAGATTACTCACGCGCTGTTTAGTCTTCCACCACCACCACACAGGTCTCAACATGCCCACGCCCTCAAAGTTAGAGCCCGTTCGATTGAGTGTGAGGAGTAAGAGCTTGTGAGCGGGTATTGGCTCTGGTGTCTTACCACCGCCTACCATGTTTTGGGTGACCCCATCTAGATGTTGATCATCACGACTCAGCCAACGACTATGGGCGCTAGGCTCACGATCTGCATAATGAGAGAGCCACACTTTAATCTTACCAGCCGAATCAGGCCCAACCCGATAGATCTCTTCAGCGTACCGGTACCCCACAGGGACAAACTCAAAGAGATAGCTTAGCTGATCCTCCCAACTTGAGATCATCTGGCCTGAGTGTCCATCAAGCCCATAACATTCATTGGCGAATCGAGCGAGCTCCTCAGATACCAGATCGCCCTCAATACCAGGCTCAAAGCGCCAAGTGGCAGAGAGTAAAGTCTGCCTCAACATGTGCCAAGAGCGTCTGACGATTGGGTCAGTCCTGAGCATCTCTTCAGCCTCTTGAACCCAATTGAGTCCTGTGAGCTGTGGATTGCTCTCTTTGGCGATCACACCGCCGCTAAGCTGAGTGCCGCTTATGCCTCGCGCTCCAAAGCGTGGGCTGAGAGCTCTCATGTGTCTAGGCGTTTCGCCTTTGCGCTCATCAGTCATGTGTGATCCTTAGTGGGTAAACAGTCGCCATTATACTGTAAATTTGTTCATGTGTCATCACTGTTCTCCTGTTCAGTGTTTGGTAGCCACTGAGCTACATGTGGGTTCAACTCAACATCCTCTTCATGTTTGATCTCCACTCGGAGCCCAGCGAGCTGTCTAATCATCTCAGTTTGGAGCTCCATAAGCTGATCATTCTTCAACTGTAGACCTATCTGAGCATCCCTTAATCTAGCGATGAGCGCCGCTCGATCTGCCTCTTGAGTTGCTAGTTGATCCTTGAGCTCGTCAACCTCTGCCGGATCTCTGCCGCTAGCGATTGCGAGCATCGAGGAGATACTGCCTGTGATCATGCCAAGTATCCCAATCAGCACATCTCGATTCTTCTCCACGATCTCAACGCGAGCAAGGAACCAGATCAACCCCATTACTAGGATCATGTATACGACCGAGAACCACCACCCTCGGAGTGTACGCTTCTCATCATCTATAGAGTTCATAAATCTCCATCAGCTGACTCAGCACAGAGCCATACTTATATTTAAGGTATGGCCACATGTGAGCCAAGATGTAACCTAATGATATGAGCGCGCTCCTCTTGATCCCCCACTCTAGCCACTCTCTGATCTTACGATGACGCGCTCGACTCCTGATCTTCTTGGGGCCGCCGATCCTGATCACCTTAGCGTTGCCTTGTGTCGGTTGCATCATCTCAATCTTTGAGCCGACAGCATACAGCACTTGAGCCTCTCCCACGCCTTTCATCCTATAGATCCCAACGCATGCGAAGCGCGTATCTTTAGGTGTCATCCTGTTAGCTCTGTTGACGACCTTAGCGAACATGTCTCTAGTGATGAGCACTTGACCAGGAGCGCATACGCTCATGGTTCTAGCCGCGATATTCTTAGTGATGCCCTCCAACTCCACAGGCTTAGCGCCTCCCATAATCATCAGCTCAGTCTGCCTCACCTCTATGATAGAGCCATAGTGGATACCGATCCGAGCCATCAGCCTGATCTCAAATGGGATGGTCTGCTGATAGTACAGCGCAAAGTTGACCGCCTGAATAGGACGCTCAAAGCTGAACAAGAACCCATCTGACCTGTCTATCTCGCGACCACCGAACCTATAGAGCAGAGTTCTTGTGAGCTTATCATGTCGCTGAAACCAACGCGCTGCTAGATCAGGCCCTACCTTCTGGACGAAGCGCGTGGAGTCAACGAGGTCGAGGAGACAGAGAGCTAGGCTTCTCTCTTCATAGGTCTCCTCTTGACGCTCCCTCACTACTCCTCCTCATCATCGAGGTAGTCGCAGTTACAATCCCCAAACTCACAGCACTCACAACCCGAACCACACACGCAACCCGAACGCGAACAGTCATGACCCGACTCACAAGAACATGGCTCACGCTCACCACACCACCAGCATACTGTCAGGTCTTCATCGAACTCCAAAGCTTCACCTCAATGCTGTGGTCTACTAGATAGGTCACACCATCACCTACTAGGTGTTCAAGTGCTGTAGATATATACACTCGTTCAATACCGGCGTGATGTATCATTTTAGCACAATTCAAGCACGGTGTACGAGTGACCGCCAACCACGCCCCCCAAGTTGAGGTTCCACGTCTCGCCGCGTTGATGATCGCGTTAGCCTCTGCGTGATGGCAGCCCACCTCAGTCATGGTCCCGCTCTTTATGCCTCGCCTGTTGCGCTCACAGTAGTCTCCGGCGCAAAGGAACCCACCGCCTCTAGGCGGACCGTTGTAGCCATCACTGATCACGACCCATGAGTCAGGCTCAAATAGAACGGCTCCCACCTTCCCTCTAGGACATGGGCTGTTACTACTGAGTAACTCAGCTTGGCGCAATCTAGACAAGATATGTTTACTCATGAGTATTCATCACTCAGTAGCGCAGACATGCTTACAGGATAGCGCTTGAGGAGCTGCGCCCTAATTGCCTGAGTCGCCAATCTCGTCTCTAGCTGGACGTGTTCTGTATCTCTCAAGCGGATGAACTTGACCCAGTTGTGTAGGTTGCCGGTCATCCAAAAGGTTGTGTATGTCGAGCATGGTAACACCATCCTAGCCGTCTCACGCGCCACGCCTCTACTGATGAGTTCTTCATAATCAGACCTTGCCTGTTCAAATGATGAGCTGAATATTGCCTGACATGTGTCTAGGTCTTCAGGCTCATCATTGGTCGAGCATTGTAGATTGGTCACAGCTTGACGTTTGATCAGCATCGGGTGATAGACCTTGAGCGCTTTGGATGTGTAGCGTCTGCTCAGCTCATTGAATGAGAAGGTGCGGTGACGCATGATCTGCTTCGATACGAAGAGTGGAACAGTCAGCTCAAACGTGGCCGTAACATGCTCGAAGGGGGAGGTGTGGTGATGTGCTGCTAGGTACTTAATCAGCTTCTCATCTCTTGAGCTCATCCCATCTCCGCGAGATAAATGCGAGAAGCTCACGCGAGCGGCTTGAGCTGGTGTTTCATCTTCACCCATCGAGTCAAGCAGCTTCACCTCACCATGACCATCGTTATAGATGTTCATGGTGCTCACCCGATACTAGATATTCTAGATGTTCGCTTAAGACTAGGCAAACCACCCCTTCCTTCTTCTTCATCTTAATCAAATTGAGGTCATGCAAAGCACTACATGCACTAATAATCTCCTCATCTCTGAGGTGTTGGTAATTATGTTCAGAGATGAAAAAACGTTGATACATAGTCTGGCGAATCTCTTCAACCCCCCATGAAAACATGACCCTGTTAGTCTTGAACCCTCGCGACCTAGCTTCTTGGATTGTTGTGACAACCAAGTCGATAACATCAATAACAGAACGGAGGCTACATCGGCGCTGTACAACCTCTATACCCGTCAACTCTATTACACATAAAGACTCATCGATCTTTGTAATGTCATCCTTAGTAATCATTGATGATGGTCTGTATAATATCTTCATTAGAAACCTCTCGTTCTTGCACCGCCGACATTAACGCGACGTGTTTTAGTTTGTTTAGTTCGCCCACCATACCGCCGCTGATCGACAGCCTGATCATCAGCCCAACGCCACATGATGCAATCATATCTAAGAGCGTCAAGCGGGTCCTCTCGACCATCCTTTTTAGGTTGCTCCTTGCTCCTCTCCCAAGCGTATGAGAGCAGAGCTTTGCGGATCGAATTGCCAGAGACGCGCTCGCCCTGACGCCACACCTCTCTAGTGATGAGATACTGCTTGCGACTGAACGCGCGCTTGAGCTTGCCCACTCCATTTAGGATATCAGTCCTGATTGGGTCAGTGGTCGAGCGCAGAGGAAAGCCGAGACCTTTGGGTGGTGGAGCTCGCATGGCTCTGAATGCTGACGCTCCGGTCTGATCGTTTCTTGCTTTGCCCGCCTTGTCAGCGCATCCCTGATCTATCCATATCCGATCACTTGGAGCTTGATGCTTAAGTGAACGTGGCCAAGCTATAGCGAGAATGAGCGCTGCCAACTGTTCAACAGTAACCTCATTAGGGTTCAGCTCAGCGCAGATCACGTCTGCGTTAAGCTCCTCATCATGAGCGAGGATGAGCACCGATGGTTTCCTG